CCAATATTTCCTCAATACATTTAATTTCACAACGCTTAAATCCTGCTTTTTTTAATTCTTGTCTTATCATTAATAATTTATCTTCTGTCATTTGAACCTCCTTAAACTTTTGTGTAATGGTAGTTATGTGAACTTAAAGAGAGAGCAAGATGTGTTTTACACCATCTCCCATCTATTCGTACTATTTCATTAAATACGGGTTACCTCGCTCAAATCGGTAGTTTCTTACTCTCTCTAATGTCGACTATGAAAGTTACGTATAAGCATTATTGTGCGTACCTAGATTAAAAAAAGAGCCAGCCTGGAAGAATTACATTCTACATCTAGAGGATTTAAAACAAATTCAACTGGCCCTTCTGTCGGTACAAAACGACTATCTCTTTATATTTCTTAATATGGTAATCATTGCATCTGCAAAATCATCTACATCTTTTTCATCCAATAAATTTTTATTGACGAGTATTTTATCAATTTCATTATGTTCAAAATATTTTTGGAAGATTTTTAATTCTGCAGCACTAAGATCTATTTCAACTCTGTATTTTGCAAATATCATAGGAGTTTGTATCGTTTTTCCTTTCATTGAAATGCCTCTCTTGCTAGTTTTACCAGCTTAATAGATTCAGTCATAGCAAACTCAGCTGCATTTTCTTTAGCTATTTCAAAATCTTCTCTATTAAGTAAAGCAATACAAATATCTTTTGCATAAGCTGTGTAGAAACTTGTTCCTTTGTCCTGTTTTGTTTCTCCTCGCTGTGTTGGTGGCGAGCTTGCACTTTCTTCTGGGATTGCTAAGTTTTTAGGATCTCCAACACCTACAAAACCTCTTATATTGTGAAATGTTTTTCCATCCTTTTCAACAGATTTTGTTTCACAAACTACACAATCTTTTCCTTCATGATTTTTTAAGTGGTTGATCACATCTTTTTCAAACGCAGACATCCAACCCTCGTTTGTTTGGAATCTAGTGTATCTTTTTCCAGAATCTTTTCCTTTCTTGTCTTCATAATCTAAAATTTTTAATGTTTTTTCCATCTTTAAATCCTCCATAGATTTTATTTCTCAGTGCCTTTTCTTGAGATTATTATTTTGTCTTTGAATTCCTCGACGATAACTTGAATTCCAACAGGGTTTTTAACTCCTTTTTGTCTGTTTCCACCTTTGTTTCTTCCCAGGCCTATTGCTTTTCTTAACCAACTAACTGGTAAAATAATATAAAAGCCGCCTCCAAGTCTCACCAAAGTTTTTCTATATCTGTAAGGTTTTTCCATTGTAATATTTAATAAGAACTACTAGTATATAAACTTATATATGCTTGTCTATACAATAGAAGTATTAAGCAATGCTTAAAAGTTTTACTTGATTAATTCTTGTCTTGATCCTGTTGAATCTTTTAAATAATGGAAATCTACTTCTAAGAAATAAACATCTTTTCCTGTAAAGGTGTCTAGAATATCTGCAGATTTTCTTGTTAAAGAACAAATTAACATTGAAGAAATTTCTTTTCCTGTTCCATCAATTTCATCAAAGGAATATAATTTGTGTTGGTTTGCTATTGCAGGCATAGCAAAAGTTTGAGTGTCTGAAGTTTCTGCTCCAAAGAGCCCATCTTTATTTGCCCAAGAATAAGTTAATTCAAATCTTGCATTTCCAGCTGTTGCATCTTCAGGCACTATATGAATGTGAGGTCTTATTCCTGTTCCTTGTTTCCATCCATGAGGTATTTGGATACTAAAATAAATCACTTGTTCGTTTACTGCTTGATCTTCAAAAGCTAAAACATTTCCTCCTCGGTAACTTGTCCATACAGGAGGTTTTGTTGCACTTAGTTTAACTAAATTGGCCGGTGTTCTTAGATCATCCCAGCGATCATTTAAAGTTTGAAATGTAATGTGTTGTCTTTCAGCATAATCGTCTAGAATTCCTTTACTTTTTTGTCCTTCTGAGAATTGTCTATTTTGTCTAGGAGCATTGAAAAAATTAGATGTTATTCTTTTTGCCATGTAATTATTAATTAATAGAATTACTTAAAACTTTTTATTTCTTTTCAGTAAGTTTTTTTATTTGTTGTTCAGCTGCAACTAATCTTTTTGACATATTAGAAATATCTGCAATTAATAGTTTTACTCTTAGATCCATTTCTCCAATGTCTTTTCCTGTTTGGTAATTATCTGTCATTATGCTACTGTTGCAAACTTAATTGCCTCTCCTGCAACTTCCATTGTCACATGACCATTTGTTGCTGTGTCTCCTGTTCCTGTGTGTGTTGCTCCTGCAAAGTTTACATTCCCAGTTGCACCTAAATTTAAAGTTCCTTTTCCACAATCAATAACACCATCAGTTACATCATGAGTTATTGAAACCCATTCTGTATTTGCTGAGTTAGGATCTGTTGCTGAGTGAATATACATAGTTGGGTTTGTTTGTTCTGCATGATCATAATTTCTTGCTCTATGTGTTGCTTCTCCAAATACCCATTGCCTTCCTAAGCCTGCTGCTGTACCAAAAAATAATTGGTCTGCTGTTGTGTTTGGATAAATAACTCCTTGTGTTGCTGCTCCGAAAATAATACCTAAATTATCTCCTGTGAAATTTAAAGTTGTTGCTGAAGTTATTCCACTATTAAATGTTGCTCCTCCATTAAATGTTGATATAGAACTTACATTTAATTCTCTTGTTGCAATTGCTTCAAAAACTTCTGCGTTAGAACTCATTAGGGTGCCCTCACAACTTTGATTAAAGTATATCTTGCATTTCCAATTCCTGGTTCTATAATAATTTCATGATGATCAGTTGCTGTTGTATCAGTTCCTGAATCCCATGCAGCAACAGCTAATGCCATTGTTTTGTATGTTCCTACAATTGTAACAGCTAACTCACCAGCCATATTATTTCACTCCTTTACCTTTCAGTTTAAGTTTTGGTGTTTCAACTGGTTGTGTTTCAACTGGTTTTGTTTTAACTGGTTTTGTTTTAACTGGTTTTGTTTTAACTGGTTTTATAGAATTCTCGTAAGCTTTAATATCATCTTGAATAGATTTTTGTTTTTCCATCCATTCATTATCTTTAGTATTTTCTAAGGCTGTGTTCATTGCTCTAACACGAACCCATTTCTTTCCCCGTTTAATATTTGCTTTTTCTTGTTCCATATTATGCATTCACATCTATATTTGTTATTGTATATAGTCCTTCTGGATCTGTAATTTGAATATGTCCCATTTCCCAACATCTAATTTTTACGGTTACTCCAGGATCATCTATAACTGCTGAAGTTAAAGGTACAACTCCTTTCCAGGTTGCTGCTCTTTGTCCATAAACAATCATTGCTTCATCAGCATCAACATTTGTAGATTCAACAATTGTTAAACTACAAATTTGTCCTACTCTTCCGTTAGAAACAACATCTGCTGTTTTGAAACTAGGATTATTAATAACTTTTGAATTTCTTAATAAGCTTGCATAGTCTACTGGCTTAACTAAAAGATAACCATTTTGTTTAACATCATAATAGTTTGTAGTCATTGCTCCAATACCAATTAAAATGTCTCCAATAGGATCTCTATTTGCCACTGTTGCAGAATCCCAATCATCAGCTGCTGCTACAATTCCACTTGTTGAGCCTGCTGCGGTTAATTGAGTATAAATATAAGAATCAACTGCATTAACTATTGCCTCAGCACATCTGAATAATGATCTAGCTTGAGTGTTAATTGCATTTGTTTTAAGATCTTCATAAAAAATTGTAACTTGTCCCATGAACTTTCTATTTACTGTAGAAACTTTAGTCCAACTTGGATGTAATTCTGGAGCTAATGCTCCTCTTGCAACATCATTTACATTTCTATTTCCGCCAGCACTCAAAGGAGTAGCTGTTTCTCTATAGTATGTTTCAGTCCAATTAGAACTTCCTTCACCTAAAAGTAAAGGTCTTAATTTATATAACTTATTAGCAAAACCTTTCACAGCTCTTTCAATGTTCTCTCCCCTTATATCGATTTCACCGATTGTGTCTGCCATCTTATATTTTACTTTATTTTATTTTATTTAAACCTTTTGATTATAATTGTCTTCCAACATTTATTAAAACTGCGCCTGTTCCATTACCAGCGACAGTTTCTAAAGCAATCCCAACAACAAGTGCTGAGCCTTCAACAGTATTATTTGTTGCTACTGTTACTTCATTTGCAACTGCACCAGTTTGAACAGGAGCTCCTAAAACCATTGATTCTGCAGCTCCACAAGTTAGATCAGCAATGCAATGTGTTAGAACAGTCATTTTAGTTGTTCCGTCATTAGCTGCTTTTTCATGAGTAAGAATTCCAAAGAATATTTGTCCTAAACCATCTGTTGCTGTACAAGTTTGGTTTCCTGTTAATTGCATTAAAGTATTTTTTACTAAAGCAATAGTATCATCTACAATGATCTCAACTGGGTCTCCTTGATTACCTAAGAGAACAATATTACTTGCTTCATCTGCCATTTTACCTATTCACCAATACAGCGCCACGATTTCCAACAGTGACTGTTTCCAATGCTAGCCCAACAACTTCACCAGCTGTTGCAATTGTATCTGAATCAGCATCAGATATTAAATTTTCCCCTGTATCAATTTTTTGAGGTTGTCCTAAAGTCATTTCACCAGTATCAGCTGTAAATTCTCCAATAAAATGAGTCAATAAAGATATCTTTGTTTTTCCATCAGTAGCTGTTTTTTCATCTCTTGTTACACCAAGAAAGAATTGCCCGTCAGTTGTAGCTTTAATAACAGTTTTAGGACTTGCAGAAATTCTCATAATTGTTCCTTTAGCGATAGCTGTCCCTGCTGCTACAATAGCTTCAACAGGATCTCCATCATTTCCAAGTAAGGTTGTTACAACAACTTCATTTGCCATAAAAAAAAGAAAGTAAAGAAATATTTAAACCTTTGCTTTTACTGCTGGTAATTTAGTTAATTCTTTTTCTACCAAATTTAAAAGAAATAGATTAACTTTTAATCCTTGCGCATTAAGTTCAATGCCTTTTTTGTGAACTTCTATAACATTCTTAATTGCAAAGATTTCTTCTTCCAATTCTTTTCTATTTAATGATGCCATCTTCTTTTAAAGGATTAACCTCTCCTCTTTGTAGTGCTTCAGCATATTCTGTATCTGTTAGTTTTGTAGGTTTTGGATTTGCTCCTCCAGCTTCACCCTGTCCAGCCAATGCTCTTTCTGCAATCATTTTTTCTTCACGATCTAATAATGCCTTTTTTTCTTCGTTAGCTTTTCTTAGATCTGTAACTGCATCCTTTGCTTCTGAAATCATTGATTTCTTTTCTTCAACAACTTCTTCTTTCTTTTCTTCAACAACTTCTTCTTTTTTTGGTTCTTCTTTTTTCTCTTCTGTTATTTTAACCACTCCTTTTTTTCTTTTACTGGAATTCTCCAACCAGCTAATCCAGCAATAGCTGTAAATATAAATGTTCTAAATGTTCCATTGATCCCAAAATTCATTGCACAGATTTCTAAAATAGTTAAACATATTATTGCTGTAATTACAATTTTGTCTGAAGTTTTCATTTACCTTTCCCTGCTGTGGTGTCACTCTTTTTAAAACTAGAGTTACCATCTTTTGCATTATCTTGTTTTAAATCTGGCTCTAAACTTACTGGTTTTTCAAATTTAACTTTCAAGCCCATTTGACTCATAAAGTTTTCTTCCAGGAACAATTGATCTTCTTCTACAGATTGTTGGAAAGCTAAATATAAAATCTTAGCACTTGCTTCAACAGTTTGTTTTGCACTTCCAACAATTACATCTGGGGTGTTTGTTGCTTGATAAAAATAATCTGTTAAATCTCTAATCCATGGTAGAGGATCTAATGTTGAATACTGAGGAACTGAAACTCTTTCAGCTTCGGCAGTTCCTTTAGGAATATAAATATTTTCTCCATACTCTACAGTCTTATCTGCCTTTGCTTTGAATTGACTAATCTTTGTTACATTGTCAGTGTCTAATCTCCAAATCCATAATGGCTTTACATATCTATGGAAAACAGTTTTCATGTCAGTCATTGCTTCATTACGCATTAAGATTATATTTTCAACTGCTGCAATGATTCCTGTTCCATGCACTTCATCAGCAAATCTATTTTTTGCTAAGTGAAATATATTTTCCGGCTTGAATGTTTTAGGTGCATTACCCACAACTTTAGAATTTTGTTCATATCTTATAACCATTCCTTGTTTATTTACAATTATAGACATTGTTGAAGGATCTAAAGGTTTCAGATTAACTGGTTTATTTGCTTTTATTAATCCGGTCCATAACATTAATTTTACAAAAGGATTTTTAGATCTAATTATTTCTCCAAAGAAATCTCCACCAACATAATAAGTTTTAACTGCATTTTGTGCTATCTGGCTGAAAGTATCTTTTCCCCAACCTCTAAAGTTTTCTAGAATAACTGTTGTTTTTTTATCAGCACTCCAACCTTTACCAGCAACCCATTTTGATTTTGTATCTATAGTAGATTTTATTTCTGGTATTTTTTTATAATATCCTAACCATGCAGGAAATTTTACATTGTCCCATTTGGTTTCTTTTTGATTAGAAGCTCCGTCAGTCATTGCAGTATCAACTGAGTAATCTGTTACTGTGTTGGTCATGTCGCCAACTGCTGTTTTACTTATATCCATTGCCATTTTAGATTTCTCTCCTATATTCTATAAATGCTCCATAAATTTCATCATTTGTGTCTGCATTTGTTAATCTAATTCCATAACCATAATTTTCATTATCAACAACAGGAAGGGTTATTGTTGTTCCCAAAGTATTTACATTTGTTACTTCTACTTGTGCAGGACTTCCTGTTTTGGAAATTCTGTATAGTGTTGCTTCTGCATCTGCCATTCCTACAGTCCCATAAACCCCAAAAGAAATTATAAAAGCATTGTGAGGTAAATTTACAGGACACCAAAATTCTAAATTATCATCATTAGCGAGCATTCTTCCGATCTGGCCTTCATTTCTTATAATTTCATCAACATCGGGAACTCTCACTAAAAAAGCAGCTCCTCCAGTACTCCAGTAAGAAATTATTTTTTCTTTAATTTTAAATAATCCTGTACTTCTTCTTTGAAATAAATTTTTTATAATGTTTAACATTTTATTTTAAGTTCCTTGGAAGTCTTGTATATCAGACTTCTCTAATAATCTTTCTATTATATTCATCCTAAAAATATGGGTTTGAATTAAATTTTCTGCTTCCACTATGTTAGCATAACCAGAAGTATCATCAGCAATCATCACAACACCAGCAAACCTTGCAGCCCATTCAGTAAATAATATTTTGTACACTGCATTCATTGTTCCCCAATTTGTAGAAATATCATATTTTACTAAAGTGGATAAATAAGCTTCTGCATAATCTTGAAGGGTTGTATGGTCTGGGTCACTTGATCCCATTGCACCAACTCCAGCTCCTGCCATAGATTGCATTTCTGCTACAGTTACAATGTTTGCTGTGAATGCCATGTTTTTATTAACTCCTTGATTTATTTAAATTTATCTAATATATGAATAAGTCCAATCTTGTGTCTGCGGCACAAAGCCACAAGGCCCTAATGATTCCCTCACATATATGTGAATATCTTCCAAAGATTCTAACTTCAGATTTTTTTCCTTTTTTGACAATAGTTTCCCATTGTATTGATTTTAAAGATTCTATAACTTCATCATCATTTAATAATAATATTTTCTTATGTTCCATGTAAGCCAACAGATTCATATACATATCAACTTTTAAAAGTTTTTTAGATTTCTCTCCTTCATGATCTAAAGCTCTTGATGCATTATTCAAAGCAATAGTTTTTCTTTTAGTTGAATCATTTTTCAACAGTTCTGAGAAAACACCAAATCCTGGGCCACCATCATCTACACCAACACTTCTAAAATTATATGATTTCTCTAAAGATATAATTCTATCAGAGGTTTCTGTAGTATAGTTTTTCTTTTCAATTAAACTTTCAACTTGGATTATATTTTCTTTAGTTATTTTTTGTAGTATTTCAAAAGTATTATCATCCTCACCCATTCCCGCAATATCAGATCCTAAATAATACTTATTTTGTCTGGAAATTATATGTTCACTTTTAAGAACACAGATTTCTTTAATTAAATCATTAGAAAATACCCTTTTAAGATCATCCAGGAATAATGCTAAATATTCTTGAGCATACTCTAATTTACTCATTCTATCCTTTTCAGCTTCTAAGTGAGCTTTCTTGTGTCTTGGACAATCTTCAGCAGAAACATAGAAATGCTCGAAATCATCTCTTTTAGAACATTCCCAGAAATAACCTTCTTTACCTCTTGGTGTTGATGCAATATCCATAATTCCTCCAGTAACTGAAAGCATTGGTGTTGTAGCAATAAATATCTCTCTTGCCATTGGTGCGCCTTCATCAACAACTAAATCTGTTAATGTGAAAGTTCTAAGTCCTTCCCCTGTTAATCCAGCAGCATAACACATTATTATAGAACCGTTATGTAGATTTATTCTGTGTTTTGTAGGTCCTTCTTTACCTCTTTTAATCATTTTTGGGTGTTCTGCTTCCAAATACATCAAAGTTTTAAAGAACAAGTTGTATGCTTGCTTTTCAGTTAAAGCAATCATCATAATAATACTTTTTGGTTTTTTTACAGCTCTTCTTCCAAATTTAATACTCATAGCTGTTGTTTTTCCAGATTGACGGCCACAAAGCAGAAAACAATTCCCTTCAGTTTCAATATATTTCTTCTGCCAGGGATCTAATGATAACCAGGGCTTGAATATATCATAAATCAAGGTTTTAAGTCCTCTTTCATTAATTTTAAGCGCCAAAGAGCAACTTCGAGATATTCTGCACAAGTTCTCTTAGAAAGTCCGTGTTTGCTTCTCATTTCCAGTGATAAGCATCTCCAACTAATCTCAATTTTTTTATCTATTGCGATTTGTATGCTTGCGGTCATGTTTCTTATGATTGCTTCTTTTTCATTTTTCCTTTGTTGAATTATATTTACCATAGAAATATCAAAGATTTAATACTATTTAAAATGTGTGTTCTGTGTATATGAAGAGTAGGTATAAAGAGAAAAAAAGAAAGAAAAAGGAAGCAAAAAGAAAGAAAAAAAGAGAAAAAAAACAGACTTCCAACTAAAACATATCCTCTCCCGATATGCACAGGACACACCGAGACAAAGCCTACAAACCTAGGAAAAGTTGGCTTTGCTTTTGTTAAGTGTTTTTGGATATTAATAAATGTTTCGAAAAATAATATATAATAAATTTTCCTGTGAGATCCTTATACTCATTTATTAAGAAAACCCAAGAATCGCTTAATTAACAGTGAATAAACAACCAAACAAACCAACAAATCAATAAACAAATAACAATAACACTCTTCCATTCTAAGTAGTTAATAGATTAGTTAAGCTAT